TGTTGCTGAATTGTCGTCTCATCGTTTGCCACGCGATGCGTAGACCTTGTACGCCCAGCCTGGAGAGTAGCCCCGCTCTTTTGCTAAGGCGAGCAGGTCTGAGAGCGTGCGGGCCTTGCCTTGCTGCCGGCGAGAATTGGCGCGTTCTTCTATGCGTTGGCGGACGGCTTCACGCTTCAGTTCCTGTAGCTCACCATCAACTTGACGGAGTGATCGAGCCTTGCTGATTTGCTGCTGCGCACCGCAGACCGGACAAAACGGCTGCGGCTTGAACGCTGCGTAACAGCTGGGGCAAGTGCGCACGGATGGAGCTGCAGGGCCACCGCGAGATTTGCGGAGACCATCGGCTAGGGACCAGGGGCGCGGATCGTCGGGGAAGCCGTGGTTTTTGACGTTGCCGACGTGATCGAGGATCAGCGCTTTGCTGCCGTCGGGTTTGGGCCGCAAGACCCGGCCGACTTGCTGCAGGTAGAGCGACTCGGATTTGGTTGGCCGCAGCAGGATGGCGACAGATGCGCCGGGGCAGTCAAAGCCCTCGGAAACAACGTCAACGGTGACGAGCACCTGGAGCGCACCTGAGCCGAGATCGGCCACGAGTTTGTCGCGCTCTTCTGGCTTGTTTGTGCCTAGTAGCGTTTCGGCCTGGATGCCTGCAGCGCGGAACTCAGCGGCTACGGCTGAGGCGTGCTTGGTGTTGCAGCAAAAGGCGATGGCGGGTTGGCCTGATGCCAGACGTTGATAGTGGGCCACAGCGTCGCCGGTGACTGTGGGCCGGTTCATGGCATCGGCCGCCTCGTCTGTTGCGTAATCGCCTGCGCGTGTGTGGAGGTTGCGCAGGTCTGCGACAACTGGCGGCGCGTAGATGCGCGCATCTGCCAAGTACCCGGATTGGGTCAGATCTGCAACGGCCGGACCTAATACCAGGTCGTCGAAGGCATTGCCCAGGCCGCGGCCGTCTAAGCGGCATGGTGTGGCGGATACACCCAGGCGATGGGCATTGGGCCAGTGGTCGAGGATTTTGCCCCAGCTGCCGGCGACAGCGTGGTGGGCCTCGTCGATGATGATCAGGTGCGGCTGCCAATCGAAACGCGACAGGCGGCGGACCAGAGTTTGGACTGAGGCGACCTGGACCTGATCGGATGTGATCGGCAGCCCAGCGGCGATGGTGGAGTGGGCTAGGCCAACGTCGCGGAGTTTGTTGCTGGCCTGGCGTAGCAGCTCACGGCGATGCACCAGGATTAGAACGTTGCTGCCTTTGCGTGCCGCGGCCTCAGCGATGGCGGTGAAAATGACGGTCTTGCCGCCACCGGTTGGTAGGCATAGAAGAGGCGCACGGCTACCAGAGCGGTAGGCATTGCGGAGGCTGTCGATGGCCTGGGCTTGATATGGCCTGAGCTGCATCAGGTTGCATTGGCTGGCAGAAGGCTATAGGTTGCCGCAAGTTGCCACAAGCAATGGACAACGCGGAGTATCACGCGCACCCAGCGATCAGCAAAAGCCACCTGGACAAAATCGCCCGCAGCCCGCTGCATTACTGGGCGCGGTATGTGGACCCCCATCGGGTGATCCCTGAACCGACACCATCGATGCGGCTGGGCAGCGCGTTCCACACCCACACGCTGGAACTCAGCAAATGGGATGACGAGTGGGCCGTAGCACCGGCTGGCATTGACCGCCGCACTAAGGCAGGAAAAGAGACCTGGGCTCAGTTCCAGGCGCTAGCTCAGGGCAAACAGGTGCTGACCGCTGACGAGGGCGAGACAGTGCAGCACATGGGCCGGGCGGTGTGGAAACACCCAGCTGCGGCGATGCTGCTTGGCATGGAAGGCAAGGCGGAGACGACGCACATGTGGCGCGACTCCGCGACTGGTCTTCAGTGCAAGTGCCGGCCGGATTGGCTGAGCGATGACGGCAAGATTGCCGTGGATCTAAAGAGCACGCGCGATGCAAGCCCGAGAGGGTTTCGCCATAGCGTGATGAATTTCCGCTACGGAGTGCAGGCGGCCTGGTATTTGCACGGGATCGAGCAGAGCACCGGCGTGCGACCTGAGGCGTTCGTCTTCATCGCGGTTGAGACTGATGCGCCGTATGGCGTTGGGGTCTACGCCGCAGATGAAGAGCTGATCGAGCACGGATGGCAACAGTGCCAGCGCGATCTGCAGAAGCTCGCCGACTGCCGGGAAGCCGATCGATGGCCCAGCTATAGCGACAGCATCGAAACGCTCACGTTGCCCGACTGGGCGAAGAAGGGCACAACCGCGCCCGTGACCACCGATGAAATTCAAGGATTCTGATGGACGAAAAATCAGCGCTGACTACAACACCCCCAGGCGGTGTATTCGGCACAATTCAAGAATTTGAGGAAAGGCAACGAATTGGCAAAGCGTTGTCTAGTAGCAGCTTGGTTCCACCTCAATACCAAGGGCAACCAGGGCTGCCAAACACGCTTGTCGCAATGGAGATGGCTGCCCGAATGGGTTTAAGCCCGCTCACTGTTATGCAAAATCTGCATATCATTCACGGCCGCCCAAGTTGGTCCAGCCAGTTCATCATTGCCCTGATCAATGGCTGCGGACGGTTTGAGCCGCTGCGGTATGAGATGAGCGGCAAGGGCGATGATCTGGCCTGCTACGCCGTGGCCAAGGAAAAGGCGACTGGCAAGGATCTGACGGGTCCGACCGTCACCATGGCGATGGCCAAGGCTGAGGGTTGGGCGACCAAGAGCGGCAGCAAGTGGCGCACGATGCCCGAGCTAATGATTCGTTATCGATCAGCGGCCTTTTGGGGTCGGCTATTTGTTCCCGAAATGCTTTGCGGCATCACCCACACGCAAGAGGAAGCGATCGACATTGAAGAGGTTCAGGTCACCTCACCGGTTGCTGACCTAAACGCCAAGGTGGCGGAAAAACCTGCTTCTTCTAACGATGAGCTCTTCTGACTATTTGACAACGGCGCAACTCGCTGACCGCTGGGGCGTGCATTGCGACACGCTGCTGCGTTGGCGAAAGGCTGGCAAGGGTCCGAATTATTTCAAGACCCCAGGCAGCGTGCTCTACCCACTGGCCGAGGTGGAGCAATACGAAAAGGCCAACACCATCACCCACAACGACCAATGAGCTTCAAGCTGAACCTGAGCATCTTCAAGAGCACCAAGCCCGACAGCAAAATTGATTTCTCGGGAATGATGAACATCAAGGTGGAAGAGCTGGACGCGCTCTGCCGCTTTGTAATGAGCCAAGCGCCGGATCAATACGGTGCGGTGCAGGTGCCGATCAGCGGCTGGAAGAAAACTGCGAAGTCGGGCTTGAACTACATCAGCGCAGTGGGTCAGCCTCCCCGCGACTGGGTTGATCCTGGTGATGGTGCCCAGAAGCTGGCCCAAGCATTTGACGGCCAGGTGGTCAACATCGAGACCAACGGCGATTTGTTCTGATCACATCAGCTCGCATTCCAGGCGAGCGATTTCATTGACGGCTTGCTGGAGCAGTTGTTGCTGGTAGCAGCACTGTTTCAGCAGAGCCGCGGCATACACGCCCGCATCGTCGCTTTCGAGCAGCTTGCGGGCTTGTTTTTCTATTTCAAACTGTTGCTCTGTCGGCAGATCAACCGCCATCCATTCACCGAAATGCATGACTTCTGCCTCATCGGTTTTTCTAACGCTAGCGACACTGCAACAGGATGTCGCAGTTTGCCGCCAGGTGTTGCGCGTTGCCGGTGATTGCGGCATCATTCGCCTGACCAGCACACCACCCAATGTCTGACCGTCTTGCAAACTTCATCTGCCTGCTGATCGCTGCAACCGCCTTCGCCGTCATCGGCCTAGATGCTGCTGCTCATCACGGCTCCACTCACTCCGGCACCCAGGAGTTCGTCCGCCATGACTGATGAGCCCGACATTGTTTGGGACTCAGTGAAGGGTCGCTATCTGGCCTATTTGAACCTCTACGGCGACCGCCAGTTTCTTGGTTCATTTCAGAGCCCAGACGATGCCGCCAAAGCACGCACCGCATCCGCTTGGCTGCACGTCTATGACTTTGCCAGTCACAGGCCAGATTCCACCCAGCGCTATCCCCGTTATGACTGAACGCTGCTATTACTTTTTCATTCCCAGCGCCCAGGTGCGCGAATGCATCCGGGCCGAAAACTTTCAGCGTGCCAAGGCTGAAGCCTTTGATGGCTGGATCGAGTATTGGGACGAGATCCGTTGGCTCAACCCCGACAAAGACAACCATCTGATCACCAATGGCTGAGGTCAAAGGCGCATTGCTGCAGTGGGCAGACCAGCCCCAAGGTGTTTATGGCGAAGGCGTCAGCCGGCCAAAAGCTGGCAAGCGCACCAAAGAGTTCAAGCTGATCGTCTACCCGAAAGGCGCTCGCCCGCTCACTTGGATCACTCGGGCAGAAAACAAAAGCGCTGCGATCAAGTACGCGCAAAACCGTTGGCCATCTTGTGAAGTTGAACTGGCATGAACGAACCATCCCGTGAAAGGCTCTACAAACTGCTGGAAGGCAGCAACACGTTCAAGGCTGGGCAAGCCCAAGAGCGTGACCGCGTGCGCCTGCTGATTCGCATCCGAATCGAGCAGCTGCGCGGAACGCACGGCATCCGCAACCGCGAGCAGATGTGCGCCGAACTCACCCGAATCCTGGAACTCATCGAGCCATGAATTCACGTCAACTCGACCAGCAACGCGCCGACATGATGGAGGCCCTGTATCAGCGCAGCGGCCGGGACGACCTGCCGGTGGGCGATGCTCGCCGCAAGACTTACACCGGATTGTGGGAAGAGTTCTGCACTGACATTGCAGTGAATTTCCGCGATACCGACTACGCGGAGCTGCACGCCAATGTGTGCATGGAAATGGACCAGGCCGAATCGGTTTTTACTCACAAGCAAGCGACTGCTGCAATCGCTGCTTGCCGTGCTCAGCTGCTTGGCAAATGGGCGTAAGTTATCGGGCGCTCTGCTTCGAGCTGGTCGAAAAGCTTGAGGCTTGCTCCAGCCCTAAAGAGCCAATGGTGGTCAAGGCGCGTCAGCTGCTGGCCATGCCAGACCCCAGCAGGTACAAACGCGGCGAGGAAAACATTGCTGCAATTCTGACGCCGGAGCTTGTGCGCAAAATGCGCCGGCTTCGTGTCGAGGGTTGGAGTTATCGCCAACTTGCTTCAGAGTTTGACGTTGACGAAAAGCACGCATGGCGAATCTGCAAGCGCGTCGCATGGGCCTGGCTTGATGACTGACAACGTGAACCACCCGGCCCACTACAACCGCGGGCCGGTCGAGACGATTGAAATCATCGAGAGCGCAATTCAGGATGCGCCCGACATGCCTACCGCGTATTGCCACGGCTCAGCCATCAAATACCTGATGCGGCTGTGGCTGAAAAATGACCCACTTGAAAATGCGCTGAAATGCCGCTGGTATCTCGACCGACTCATAGCCAAACTTGGCGAATGATGAAG